ACTAGTCCGCCATGAGTTATTCTCATTCTTTCTGTTGCATTAGCACTAGATGTTGATGTTTTAAAAATTAAATCTGTATCAGACTCTGCTGTTCCTGCTCTTGAGGCTATAATTTCAGCACCTATGTAATCTGAAAATTCTCTATACCATTGTAATCCACCCCACTCGGTAGTTGTGTTTGGAACTGCTGATATTCTTATAGCGTTTGTATTTTGCTGAATAGATGTATCACCTGTTTTACTTCCTACTTGCAAAGTTGAATTATAAACATGAAGTTTTTGACTAGGTGTGTCAGTACCAATACCAATATTTTCACCACTTGTTATAGTTACAGCCGTTGCATCAGAGCTATCAGAAACTCCTGTGTCTAATAAACTTCTTGAAATTTTTGTTAGTGCCATACTAGTCTCCTAAAGTATTTTGACCATCTCTCATTTCTTGATAAGCTGTTTTGACTTCATCAGTCCATACAGCATTACAGATAGCTTGAACTTTTGCATCTTCACCAGATATGTCAGTATCTTCCCAAGTTTCATCATTTTTAACACTTGGTTCTAAAACATGTCTATGTAAAGAACGATTAAGTTCTGTGCCATCTTCTTTTATTACTGTAGCAGTTCTAACTTGTACTTGACCCATTTCAAGAACTTCAATTTTATCTGCTACTATTTCTTTTGTTATTGCCATAATTGTTACCTTTTTATTGTTTAAAATTAACTTGCTGACCTATAAATAAGTTGAATTATTAATAATATGTTTCCCGCTTCTTTACCATAAAGAACATTATTAGTTATACTATTACCAGATTGACTTCCATCTATGTAATGAAAATATGCATAATTTGTACCCGGTGCAATTATAGGTGCTGCAAATTCTGATAAATCTACTGACCCAGAGTAACTAATACTCCCACCACCATAACTAACATCACTAGTTGCAGTGTACGGTAAACCAGCTAATCTAAATTGATTAGTGTTATTTTGTGTATTACCATTAATGTAACACTCAGCAATAACTTGCCTACCAATTTTTATATAAGTTGCTCCGTAAAGATTTGTAACCGCAACTCCTGCAAATGTAGGTGTCCAAGTACCTTCTTCATAATCATCTAAGGCATTGGCTGTGGCTGTGTCACCATTAAAAGTTAAACCACCACCTGCAAGTATTCTCATTCTTTCTGTATTATTTGTTCCAAACTGCATAGCAGTATTTAGCTCGTTATACACAAAAGCTAAATCAGCTTCGCTGTAACCGCTAGAGTGTTTTCCTATAATTAGCCCAGTAGTTTCATTTTCAGTAACAAACCTTATTGCTCCATGAGCACCAGAAGCTGAACTTGTATTATTAATCTCTAATTCTGGACTAAAATTTGTAGTGCTTCCTACTACTTCTAAAGAATGTGCAGGACTTGTAGTACCTATTCCAACCTGTTCACTACTATTAATTGTAATAGCTGTAGCATTACTACCATCAATAATGCCGGGGGTACTTGATAATTCTGCAGGTATTTTAGTTGTCATTTATATCTCCTAGTAGTAAAGTCTGTCATCTACCATAGTTCTTGGGGTAGGATTAATTAAACTTGACTTCATGTGTTTTAATGATTTTTTATAATCTTCTAAAGCAAATGCAGCTTGTTGTGGACTTTCTTTAAATTGCCACACATAGTATCTAACTCTAGCTGTAATTACATTACTGTATTGTTCTGGAAAAACTATTTCGTCACCAAAAGCACTTAATGCTGTTGGTCTATTAAATGCATAAAAATGTACATTATAAACTTTGTCCGGTATCGGACTTAGCCCAAACTTTCTACTGTCTGGGGATTTAAATACATATTTAGGCTCACCATGAGCTTGAGTATTTGCATCATCTGCATTTTCTGGGTCTCTTAAAAATCTTCGCCATTCTTCAAGGTTAATGTGTTTTAACCCATTAGAAACAAACGGAGCTGACTCACCAGAAACATTAATTGTGGTAATATAAAAATCATCCCAATCAACAGATGCAAAGTCTGTAGTTAAACTAGAACTATCAGCTTTTAGTGTGTACCATCTTTGTCCAGCTACTGTCGCAACAGTTGTATTACCATAAAACGGGTCTGTTGCTCCACTTAATCCTGCGGAAAAGAATGGTAGCTGTGGTTCTTCATTTGCTACGTCAAAGATAGCTTTATTAATAGAATCTTTAACAAACTGTTGAAAACCTACAGCACTTGCAAAGTTTGTAGAAGTTAGAGGAACTTCGTTTAGTTCTCTAAGTATCTCATTGGTTAAGTCTAAATATGTAGTTGCCATTATTTATCTGTTGAACTTTTCATAGTATTGTAACCTACCATATCCATACATTTTTTTTCTTTTTCAGAAATAGAAGAATAGTATGTTACTTGTCCACCTTTGTTGTACATCATGCGACCACCGCCCATCATGTCTTTTCTTTTTTTCATTTTATAAATCATATTTTACCTATGTAAAAGGAGGAGTCCGAAGACTCCCCCATATTAGTATTAATCTACTGTGTAGAAAGCTGATACTAAAGCTTCTGGTCTAAGGACCTTCGCTCCGTATACGTGCAATCCTCTTACAATATCACCAAATGAACTAGGGTCTCTTAGTACCTCAGTTGAGATGATAGTTTGAGCAGTTGCAGTAGAAGAAATGTGACCGGCAAGAATTTTACCAGTAGCTGTACTAGCAGCAGCAACATTATTAGATTTGTACATGTCAAATCCTCTTAATTTACCACTAGATACAAGACCATTTCTTATAGAGCCTTGACCTGCGTTAAAGTCTACAGACAATAACTTAGAGCCAGATTGAGAAAGTTCATTGTAGAATGAAGGTGGTGCAACGAACCATCTTCCTTCTTCAGGAACACTTTGCTCATCTAGTAATTTAGCCATGAATGCCATTACGTCAAGTGGGTCAGTTCCAGTACCATCAGAACCTGTAAGGTCGATAGCATTAGAACCACCTTGATGCTGACCCATAGTTTGAGTAGCAGCAGAAGCATCCGCACCTAAAACGTGGTCAGGTGAAGATGTAGAAACTCCAGAGAACATAGAAGCAATTACTGCAGCATCATAAGAATCTCTTAATGCGTAAGCTGCAGAAGAAGTTGCTACTTCTTTGAAGTTAACGTGTGACATGTTTGTTTCAATATCATCTACGATGAATTTGAAAGCTTTAGCACTGTCTACTACCAAAGTTAACTCTTGGTCAGTAAGTTTAGTAGCAGTAGTGTCAGAACCCCTAGTATAGTCAGAGACTGATATTACAGGTTCTTTAATAATCCTAACTGAGTCTCCGAAAGCAGAAATTTCACCAGCATAGTCGGTGTTAGTAATAGCTTCAACTACCGAGGCTTTTCTAAAAAAGTTTAAAACCTTTTTCGAATATATTTTAGGTAGGAAAAAACTATTAGTTTGTCCACTTACGGAGTTTGCAAAGTTAGCATCAGTATCAGTTGAAGGTTCAAAAAATTGAGCCATGATAATACTCCTTTGTGTTTATAGTTTTATTTAACGATTCTGCCTTGTTGCATGGCTTCGCTGATTTCAGCTTCGTGTTTATCAAACTCATCCATACTCATTGCAGCAATCTCCTGTTCAGACCATATCTTTTCCTGTTTAGGTTCTACAGTTGTAGTTTTAGTAGATACCATATCAGCAGCAGATTTAGTCTTTTTAGAAGATGACTTTTCTTTCTTTTGAGTAACTTCGATACCTAAATCTCTTTTAAATAAATCTATTGCACGACTGGCTAAATCGGCATCATCAGCATTCTTGTATATCCAATCTTGAATAGACGATGGCTGTTCTTTTGCCCATGTATGAAAATCATCACTGTTTCTAATATCATCAAAATCAGGATGTCTTTCAACTAGCCTTTTTTCTGCTTCTCGTTGTGATATTTCTGCTTCACGTTCTTGGAGTTTACTAAGACGTTCTTCTAGAACTTTTGCCTTAGATTCACTTTGTAAGTGAGCAACAGTTTCCACAACTTCATAAACATCAGGATATTGTTGCTTAAATTGTTCAAGTTCTTCTTCGGTTTTAGGAGCTTGATAATCAGTTCTATTTTTAGTAGCTTCTTCAAGTAATTCCTGTTCCCTAGATTTAAACTCATTAAGTTTACTATCATAATGTCTTTTTAAATCATCGTAACGTTTTTTGTAGTCTGGTTTTTTGTAAGGAGTATCCTTAACAGTTTCCAAGTTTTCTACTTCTACATTATCAGGTTGTTCTGCTTCGTTGACATCATTAGATTTGAATAATTTATTCTTTTCTGATGGGTCTTCAAAGTACAACTCATCTGATGATTTAAAAGGTTTATCAGTTCCCTCGTGCCAAGATTTTTTTTGATTATAAGGATTTGGCTGTTCCTCGTTCTGAATTTCTTCAGTCATTTTCTATCTCCTACTCAGGGCTTTCTCTAACAAGGTAGCTGCGTGTGCACTTGCAGGGCTTGTCTTGTAAAGGTAGCCTTTCGGTTGTTATTATTATGATAAAGTGCCTGTAAACAGGGTAGCTTTATCTCCTAGCTTCTAACGTGTGGTCTGCCAGAAAGCATTTGCTTTTTAAGCTCGTCACCAACTAAGTCTTCTTCTTCTTGCATCGCTGCTTCAGAACCAACTGTTTCTTTGGTAACACGAATCTCCTGCCTAACTGGTTCTTGTTGAACCGGCATAACAGTATCTTCTTCTTCCATTAGACCACCATCTTGAGCCATTTGTCTTCCTTCTGCTTGAGCTTCAGCTTGTTTCATTAGCGACATTAAATTGTCAGCTCCTAAAACTTCTACAGCCTTTGCAGTAAAGACAAACTCTCCATCCGACAACCTTGCGGGTATCGAATCAGAGACTTCCGAGCCCGGTCCTTCAACTGGACCAGAGCCTGAAAATTCCATTGCAACTTCCATAACTTTGTCAAACAACATGCTAAGTTGTGGATTTGCTTGTAATTCTTGCATAAGCATTTCTTCTTCATCTTCATCTAATGCTTCATCTATTAAAAAGTCTATATAATTATCTTCCATCATTTCATCTGGAACTTGAGACTCTTCCATTTCCATTTCTTCTGTATTTTTTTCTGGCATCATATCTGCCATTTGATTTTCCATATCAGGTGTTTCTTCTCTTTGCATCATGGAATCCATCTGGTTATCCATCATCATACCACCTTCTTGTTTTTGTTCTCTCATAGATTCTTCGATAGCTTTTCCCCTAGCTTCTTCATAAGAAGATATTTCACCATCTTTGTCTAAGTCAGCTTTTTCTGGATTTACTAATTCACCATCAGCATAGTTCATACGGTTTTTATCGTTATCTAACATTCCTTTTTTCATATTAGTCCTCTAATCTACTAAGTGCTTCTTTAACCTGCTGCGGTAGGGATTCCAACCGTGCCAGAGAATGTATCCTCCCCTGCAACCGGTACATCTCCGATTCCGATGTTGCCACCGCCAGTGCCTGTAGCTCCAAGGTCTTGAGGTTCGACAGGTGTTCCGCCAAGACCTCCCATACCTGCTGGTTGTTGACCACCGGGTTGAGTTTCCTCGCCTGTGTTTTGTCCAACATTTTGCATTCCTATAATTTGTGCCATGATAGCTGCTTCCTCTGGGTCATTCAGAATTTCATCTGGGTCGAGGTCTAAGCTGTAGGCAAGTTCACTAACCAATTTAGATATTTTAACAAATGGTGCAATAGCAGGACTTTGTGCAGTTTGTAAGAACATAGTAAGTCTTTGACTTCTAACTTCTTTCTGCATCAAGCTATTAGTACCAGTTGCTTTAACTTCTAAATCACCTGCCACATTAAGACTTCCTTCAAAGAACTGCATGTTCCATTGAAAGTAAGACTCTCCTAGTGGCTTTAGTAAAAAGTCATCAAGATTCTTAACAACTGTTTTTATATTTAAACTTGCTGCTCCTAATAACATTGACATACCTGAAGCAGTCCTTGTCATACTTTGAACTCCTGTTTGTCCATGTGAATAACTTGGAATACCAGTTTGTTCATCAGCAAGTTGTCTAAACCGGTCAAACATCATCATATTTTCTGGTGCTGTGTTTGGAAACTTCAGACCATAAATAGATTGACCGGGCATACCAGCTTGTCTTCTAAAGATTTTGCCGGGATAGACTTCCATATTTTGCCCACCTACCAAAGCTGATTCATCAACATCAAATACTAATGAACCTGCTAATGCTAAATTATCAATAGCCATTCGAGCATGACCATTCATAATTTGTTGAGAATCATTCATATTCTCAGCTACTCCTATACCAAAGAAATTGTAAGGGTTTCTTTCGTAAGGAAATGCACTGTATGGTATGCGATATGGTGTAAATGGATTGATTACTGCTCGTAGTAATTTGTTACCACATACCCATGCATTTATTTGTACCTCATCTAAGTCATCAATATTATCATCAAGTTCAATACCAACTTCTCTAGCATACTCTGCATCCATAATACCCCAGTATTCAAGGACTTCAAAGTTAGCCATATAAGTTTCATCTAACTGATAATCGTCTCTTAGTTGCGATTCAAAATCTTTATCTTCGTAGTTTGGTCCGTCTTGTATACATTCTCTAATAGCATCTTGATTGAAGTAAGGCATGTTTCTTAATTGCCTTAACTGACTACGATTCATTTTGTGTCTATGTACTACATATTCACATTCTTCTATGTTTGTTGCTGCAGGGTCTGGATAAAAATCCCAACAGCTTACAAACTCAATTCTTGGTACTCTAACTTCTAAAGGGTTGTATTGTCTTTCGCCACTTTCGTCTGTATCCCACTTGTGAAGTTTTTTATTAAAATTAAATGGACCTTTAACAATTCCTGTACCTAATAGTGAAGATTCTAGTAAAGCATTTCTTATTTCTGAACCGCCATTAGATTCTTCTATTTGGTCATGGATTAATTTTTCCATTCTTCTCGCAGCTTTTTGGGCTGGAGAAACTTCAGGTGTTTGTGGGTTAGGAGTTAAGCCCTCTTGTAACATCCCTTGTTCATCTGCTTGAGTAACTATATCATCCTCAAACATACCAGTGCCTAACGTTGCTCCAGCTTTTAAAGTTTTACCATCGCCTTCATAGCCAACATCATAGATACTTTCTACTGGAGCATCTTCTAATCTATTACCAATATTATCTGGTAGATTAGATTCAATTCCCATTTGTGGGTTTTGTGTATCTAAATAAGCATTCTCTTTTTCGCCTTCAGGTATTTTAGTTTCTTCAATACCAATAGGAAATTTACCTGTACCAAAGATAACATCTACTAGTTGTCCAAAAGCAGCTAATACTTTTGTCTTAGTTATCTTAACAAAGATACGAGACTTTTCAGACTCTCTAAATTTTACTGATTTATTATATAGCCCTCTGTAGTTTTCGTAAGCTCTGAGCCATCTTCTTTCATCACCATTACGAGCTTCTTCTGATAAAGCGAATCTACTTTTAATGATACCTACTAAATTATTTTGCTGGTCTTCTTCTAAAGATAAATTTTTACCAGCTTCTCCCTCTACATCTTCATAGATATTATCAGCATTCAAAAATGTATTTTCGTTTTCTGCCATTATCAATAACCAAAATCTGAATCAGCAGGTTTAAATATATCACGTTTGTAACCTCTGAGTCTTTCTAATGGGCTTTCCATTCTTGGTCTGCTCATTATCATATACCTTAATGCATCGTATGCATGGTCAGAAGCGTGTGTATCTACATCCTCTGGATTCGTTTTTGATAACGGTATGCTTTGTAATTCTCTTATTAAGTTTTGGCAAGTATTGAATATTTGCAACTTAGGTCTACCGTTATCTTTTAATTTTAAAAATTCATGTATCTGAATCTTGCCTTGTATACGATTTTTATCGGCACGTCTTAACTTATGACCTGCTCGTAACAAAGCTTCTCCAACGGTAGGACCAGTTGTACCTGTTCTAGCCCAAGCTGCAGTATCCAATACACCATTTACTGAAAATGGGTCTACCACTTCCATATCTGTTATTATACTACCTAATTCTTCACCTGTCAAGCCTTTTTTGTATAATTCTCTATAAATTATTAAAGTTCCATCATTTATATCAATAGTTCCCCATAAACAACAACTTTCAGAGGCATAACCATAGTCAATACCTTTGGTTCTTTCCCATGATAAAGGTATTTCAAATGGTGGTATTACATGTACGGTAGGGTCAAATTCTACAAAAGCAGCACCTTCAGCGACATCCCAGTTACCTTCTAATAACTGCCTACGCTGTATTGGTGGTAATGAATTAAGCATTTGTTCGTAAATACCATCATCAGCTAAGTATGGATTATCTGCTAATTTAGCTGGAATAAATTTACGACTTAATCCATCTGTACCTAAAAAACTTTTATTAGGTTCATAAGGGTCTATGTATCTACGTTTTACCCATGTAGAGCCAACACCACCGGGGTTAGCAGTGCAACGTAAATAAGTTTTAATTTCAGGGTCAGTTGTTCTAAGTCTAGATGCCAGATAGTTCCAACTAAACTCTGTAGGTAAGTGAGTAATCTCATCAAAACCAATCCAAGAGTATGCTTGTCCTTGATAACGATAAACGTCTGCATCTCTTTCTAAGAAACCAAACTCTATCTTTGCACCACTTGGAAAGTTCCAAAGCTTTTCTACTTCTCTAAACTTAGCTCCGGGAAATGCTTGAGGATATAGTTCACGAGATTTATCAATCATTTCTCGTAGTTCTGGCATAGACCTACGTAAGATTAAGGCACGGTGAGCTTTACGGTGAGCATATCTCAATGGGTCAACCAACATTGCGTATGATTTTCCACCCCCTGCTGCACCACCGTAAAGGACATCTTTTTCGTCTGCAGCTAAGAAATCTGTTTGTGGTCCTTCGTTAGCATGAAATAGAACATTAGCATCTTCTAAATCTTTTTTAACTGTTGCAGGTAATTTGTCTAACTCATCAGTAGTAGCAACATTTTTTTCATCACCACTTAAATCTTGTAAAGTATTTTTTTGTTTTTTTAAAGACTTACGAGCATTGTTAAGTTTCTGCTCAATCTTTTTAATGTTTTTTTGTTTTCGAGAGATTGCTCGATGAGCTGCAAACTTTGCTTCATCTTTTAAAGCTGGTCTACCACTTTTTTTTCTAGGTGTACCGTCTTTTTTTAAAACAAAGTTACCTTCGTTATCTTGCAAGTAAAGATGAGGATTCTCTTCCCAGTCTTTCAATTCTTGTGCCATACTTTTTATCTATGTGTTTTTTTAATCCGGGAGTTGAAATCTTACGACCTGTTTCATACTCTAGCCAATCTACTGCAGTTTGTAAAGATACTTCTTCATTAACAATCATATTTTCTACAGTTAATAAAGCTTCTAACTCTTCTTCTATAGGTTTTAAATAGCCAGTAATTTCATCATACTCATAACCAAAAGGTATAGTTGATGTGGTTCTTTTTATATAACCATCTGGTAACATGTTCATACTATTATACTAATAACTAATAATTAAGTTGAGCAGTTTTATTTCTTACTCAGGAAGTTAGCTTAGTCAGTCCATTTCACACCACGGTAAATACCGTTAGTAGCTTTTTTAGACTTACTAGTTTTTGCATCATGCTTGATACCTCTGTAGATACCCGGTTGAGCTTTTACTTTTTCAACGTGAGTATTTTCAGGAGTTACCTTGATACCTCTGTAAGTAGCCATATCATGCCTCCAGTTTTCATAGGTTAATATTAAGTCATATTTAAATGACAGCCTATGCGTTCCTTCGGTAGATGTCGGTCTCTGTTCCCATTACTGGTACTTAGCTTACCCCTATGATAGGGAGGTTTTCCTTTCTAGCCTACTTCCGTCTCTTGCGAGATGAACGAATTATTGATTATGACAATCTAATAATTGTTGTCTAATCAATTCTTTTAGCTCCTCTTTAGAAAAAACATTTGTTTGTTCTTGTGGAGAAAGCTTCATTTGAATCCTAGTTTGTATTTATATTCAAATTTTATAATATCTTTATCTGATAAATAATTATCTTGATAAGCAGATTTTGATAAACTAAATTTATGTTTTTTAGTATCTAAATTAATACTTGTTTTATTTGGGGATGTTTCTATTGAAATATTTTTACCACCAGTATGAATACCTCCTTTAAGTTGATAATTATGTAAGCCTTGATTATTAGCAACTAAATTATCAAGTGAGCCATAAGTAGTAACTCCACCACCGTTACTATATTTTTTTCTTTTCATTTTCCTTCCTTTTTATTTTTATTAAAAATTTTATCCCAGTTATCAGCAATTTGTTCATCACTAACCATTTGACCTCGTGCTTTATTACGAGCCATGCGATTACGTTTAGCTGCTGATTTTACTCCAAAATGTCCTGCGTGTGGCATATTACCTCTGATTATGTGTTCTATGTTCTATTTTAGTTTCCCAGTTTTCTATAGCTTTACGAATACTTTCTTCAGCTAAAACACTACAATGTAGTTTGATTGCTGGTAAATCTAAAGCTGCAGCAATATCTTTATCTTTTATTTGTTTAGCTTCAGCTATGGTTTTACCTTTTAACATATCAACAAACATTGTACTCGAAGCAATCGCAGAGCCACAACCATAAGTTTTAAACTTAACATCTACTATTATATCATTGTCAAGTTTTAATTGCAACTTCATTACATCCCCACAAGCCGGAGCACCAGTCATACCAGTAGCAACGTTAGGGTCATTAGGGTCAAACCTACCAACAGCATGTTTCTGTGGATTATTCAACACACTTTCAAATCTATCAACTACTTCTTGTGAGTATGCCATTTAATCTTCAGTTAATATATTATTTATAAGCTGTATTTCTCTTTCTGTCAATTTTACCATTTTACCTTGTCAGCCCAATATGCTGCTGACATCTTTCCTCGTTTAATGTTTTTAGCATGACGAGCTTTAAAAGATTTACGTTTAGCTTTCATTTTGGCAGACTCACCGGGTTTAGGTTTACCTGCTGTCTTAGCTCCTTTCTGTCCAAACCTAATAGTTTTTATTTTATCACCTTCTTTAGCGACAACTATATGCGACTTCTTAGGATGGTTAGGAGTTCTTTTAGGTTTATTATAACCTGAAACTCCAGCACGTTCAAGTCTTGAATCTTTTTTCTTGGTCATGCTTTTTTCTTTTTCTTTTTAGTTTTTCGATGCAAACCATGCTGTGCATGTTGTTTACCCTTAGCAGTGGCTTCTCGTTTCTTTTTATTAGCTGCTGCTAACTTACGTCTACCTGCAGGGGTAGATTTAAGTTTTTTAATTTTAGCTTCCGGTGCATATACTTCTCCAGTCTCCGAGGATTTTTTACCACTCGGAGTTCGCCATTTCTGTTTAGTCCACTTACGTAAACTACGTTGACTTTTTTTAAGTGCCATTATTTATCTTTATCACTATATAAGTTATTAAATGTTTCATCTGGATTCATATAGCTTTCATGTCCTTCTGCAGAGTGTAACCACTGTGAAGGTATGAAGTCTGGTGGACCATCACCGGTTGCCCATAAAGCAGGGTTAGTAACTCTAACTCTGTTATTAGGCAAAGCTATAATATTTCCTTTCCAAGGACAATCTTCAGTAATGTATAACACATGAGATTGTTTATGTTGAGCTGGGTCATCAGCAATACTATTATCAGTATAGTCAACAGTAAACAAATATCTGGAAGTATAGAAATCACTACCGATTTTTGCTATCCAAGGTGAAGAACTGGTTCTATCTAGAGTAACAACTGAATGTGTTCTAGATTCGCAATCCCACGGTTGTGCCAAATGGTTTTCCATTGGCTCTGCCCATTCATCCATAGGTATATCAGCAACTAATGCTTGTATAGGCATTCTTGCCCACATAGCACCGCCATGTATGTTGCCCTCTTTCCAGTCATCTCTATCCATCTCGTTGCCAGTAAAAACAACTTGAAAACTTAGAGACCTATCTGGAATTGTATTTACCGCTATTGCTAGAGCATGTAAATATTCGCCATGGTATTTTAGATGATTATGGGTAAATTCCCTTCTTACCCAACACGGGAAGTGAGGGATATTACTCATCAAGTATGACATGTAATATTACTTTTTACCGCCTCTTGCGTAGCTTTTCCTTCCTTTAGCTCCGCCTCTTGCCATACTCTTCCTTTTTTTCATCCCGCCTTTAGCCATGGTTTTTCTTTTTTTAACACCGCCTCTAGCCATACTTTTTCTTTTCTTTGTACCGCCTTTAGCCATGCTTTTCCTTTTTTTATGTGTAGGTGTATGTGGCATTTTGCACTCCTATATTAATGGTTAAAATTAAGTCTTGCGACCATGTTTTTTCCTAATAGCTGTTTTACCAGCTTTAGCAATTCTTGCTTGTTCGTGTTTACCTGCTACTTTAGCACGTTGTTCTAACACTGTCAAAATCTGTATCTTACGAGCAAAAGGTTTTTTAATTCTTTTTACTTTGGCTACGGTTGCTCGGGCATCAGCCGGAGTCTTGTATTTTATACTAACAGTATCTTTAGGATTCTCGTCAGTATATAAACGTCTCCCAGAACCTTTTGGTTTCTTACCTGTACCTTTCTTTGGGTCAGCCATTTTTTCTAGGTCCGTTGCCTTTATTATTACCTGAATCATATTCAGTTAAAGCTTTGTAATATTCTTTAACTTTTACATTTACTTTGTACCAAAAAATATTCATACCTCTAGGATTTGAATGTTCACCTATCATTGCAACAATACAAAAAGCTACAGTTGTAAATAAAATAAAATCCAACATAAAACATAATTATTTATAACCGCCACCTGCTGCTTTGTATTGTTTAGCTAACATCTGAGCTTTTCTGGCACTCCACTGTCCGGGTCTACCACCTTTACTACCGGCTTTGATTTTATTAAACAATCTTTTACGCATGGTAGGCTTAGTATAATTACCAGCTTTATTTACGGTGCTTTTCTTTTTCGTTGTAGTTTTCTTCTTCGGCATAATCAACCTTAAACATTAAATTATTAACTATATAGTAACTTATACAAAACGCAGTCACAAAGGCAACAAAAAATTCAATCAATGTAACACCTTTTCTTTATTATAACCTTCTGGCTCTAAGTAGTGCATTAGTCCATCTTCAGTTACGATTTCAACAAACTCGCCTAATAATGTTAGACCATTTACTTCGGCAGCTTCTTCAGCCTCTTGTAAAGTTTCTGCAACTATATTAGGTCCAGCATACTTTTTACCGTGCTGTTCCATTTCAGTCAGATATATCTTCATACTCATCACTCTCGATTATTACGTTTTCTTTTTGCGGTAGTATAAAAATACCGCCTTGTACATTGTGGTCAACCTGCACCCTGTCAGTCTTACTAACACCTACTCTGTCTAGAATAGTTTGGGCTGCAGCAAGTTTTTGACTAGCTTGAGGTACAGGTCTATCAGAATCAATCATTTCGATTAACTTAAAAGCAGCCTTTGGTGCAGACTTGGCAAGTACATCCGAGGCTAAATCAACTACTTCATTTTTAAGTGATTTGATAACTTGATAGTGATTGCCTGAGTATCCTGCTAGTTCTGCAGCCTTTTTAAAGTCACCTTTAGTTTCGACTAGATTGTCTAAAAAACTTTGTTGTTTCTCAGTTAAATTCTTCTTACGAGTTTCTGATAAGTATGTCATACTATAATATTATAGAGACACTTTGCAACTTTGTCAAGTTATTTTCAAATAAACATAAAAGGTCTTGACAAACGTTGAAAAAAAGTGTACAATATACTTGTATGCCACCCCGGTGCATACCTATAGAATAACACTATAGCTTATAGAGCTTTTAAAACCTTGTACAACGTACAGGGTTTTTTATTATATAATTAGTGTTGGATTTATTATAAAACTTTATAAAGTTTAGGGCAACTGGTTAATACCTAAACTAGGTTGAAATGTATGAGTTTTATATATATACCCGGCTACCCCCCATGTGTATCCTGCCCTGCCCTCTAGCATACTTCACAAACTTTGTAAAGTTTTGCAAACCTTTTGGAATAAGCTTATAACCCTAACACAAAGCTTTTGTAAAGTCAAGAAAAACTTTTCAAACTTCTCAAACTTTATAAAGTTATAAAACTTTTCTGTGCCGATTAAAAAAAACTGTACAAACTTTATAAAGTGTGTTAGCTGGTTAATGCAATCTTACCACGTTGTAAAGTTTATAAAGTTTATTATCGTATCTACACTTCACAAAGTTTTTTAAAAAAATACTTGACAAACTTTAAAAGTCTTTGCTAAAGTTACAACATCAATTGAGCAATTAAGCCGATTGAGTAACGCACCAAAATGGTGCAAGGAGTTAAACATGAAAACAATAGAAATAAACAAAGGTTGGGGAACTGGACATTTAGCGGACTACCAACAAGTTGATGTAAAGGAATACCAAAAAATCTGGAGAGATAATATCCAAACTTCAAGATTGGTATTCTTAATAGAAGGAGAAGAAAACAGAAAAATTGCTCAAGAAAAAGCAGACAAGATTAAATCTTTAATAGATGAAATTTCAGAAATGGCTTTTGAAGATGCATACCAAAGAGAATCAAAGGGGGGTAAATAATGGATACTTTAACAAGCACTTTGTCAGATTTAGATTTATTTGATGGCTTAGATTCAGAAGATATAACAATCAGATAAACTAACCAAAAGAAAAGCCCTCAATTCAAAAGATTGGGGGTTTTTTTATGCCTTTTAGTTATATACCTTTTAAAGCTAAATACAGCCATTCTAAGAGCCAAAAAGGTTTTTATAGGGTTTAGTATCAAAAAAACTTTTTCAAGGTTTCTACGAAAGTCAAGACTTTAAAACTTTTAGTTATAAGTATATAACTACAAAGTACTTTACAAAGTTTAAAAATTATGTAATAGTACACAATATAAATTAATGAGGTTTAACAATGATTAAAAAGTTAACACTGAAAGAAAAAAAGAGATTGAAAAAGAAACATTCAGAACTGAATTTTAAAATCTCTAATAAAGAAGCTATCAAAATTATTAAACTTAAATCTTCAAAAGATGATTTCTTTAATAACTTTGATACGCATAAGAGAAACGCTAACCCTTTGACATATTGGTTGTCAGTAGAGGAAAGCAAGGAACTTAATAAACTTGCTAATCTTTGGGGTTAAGTCTTATAACTTTTAGTAATAACATTATAACTATAAAGTATTGGACAGATTGAAAAAAGTTTAGTATAGTACACTAATAAATAACAGCGAAAAAAACCAACGTGTTCGAAGCTGTTAAAAACAAAAGAGGTAAATTATGACTAAAGAAATAAAATTACCTAACTTTCACGAAACAATTAACGTGGATAAGGTAAATGATTTCTCACTTAGAGAGTTAAAGGCATTAGATAGATTGCTAGATGGCAAAGCTACTAAACAAGATTATAAAATTTTAAGGGGTAAATGATGACAAAACTACATCATCTAAAATATAAAGAAAACTATAAGAATTATATTCTTGAATGTATAGATTCAGAAGATGACTTGATTGGTAAGACTTTATCAAGAACAGAAAAAATAAAATATTTATTTGATAGATTCTATAATGAATATGGTTGGCTAGTAAAAAGAAAAGGAAAATTTGAAGCTATGCAAGAGTGGCTGAGTGGTTTAGCAATTAATATTCCTTGCTACGATTCGGACATAATACAACTGGCAAAAGATATGGGTTCAGTTGATAAAGATTTGACAGAGAGGCAAGAGGATAAGATTAGAGAAACTTATTTTGGCTTCATGGCTCGAATGGTTTTATTACTAGAAAATGAAATAACAGAGGTGTAACATGGAATATAATTACGAGGTTATTTACGAAGGAAAAACTGTTTATAAAAGTTTATCTTATGATGATGCTTATTATAAAATTTTAGACTTACAAGGCAATTCGGTTTCTTATGCTTTGAAATGGGGTGGCTATTCAATCAAAGAAACACAAAAGGAAAAAGCATGAAAAAGATAATAGACAGTTTTAAAATCTTCATAGAAGATATAAAAATTATGACTAGCCAAAGTTGGATGGACTGGTTTAATTGGTATGTATTAAAACCATTTACGCTATTGTTCCTATTAATTTTGGTGTTGGTTATATAACTAAAAGTTATATGCTTATACTATGAAGTTATGATTTATATACTTTTAAATTCATTGCTGTATAAAGGTATATATATAACTTTTAAACAAGAGGTGTAATATGTATGTAGGTTATGACTTTAATGGAATTGTTCGAGTGTGGGGAACTACTGAAAAAGAATGTGAACTAGCACGAGAAGAATATTTAAATAACAAATCTAAGTTGTGGGTTTATAAAAATGGGAAACCATTACCACACTTAGCAATAAAAAAAGTGAGGTAAAATATGTTAAATATAAAAACATTTGAGGGTAATAATTTTCTAGGCACTAAGTATGTGCATGTTAAATTGTTAGGTTTTAAATTTAGAGTTGGGTTTCATG